GTGTGATGAAGAAGAACGGAAGTGGGCCCCCAAACACCAGGGACACCTTCCTCAACACTCAAGACCGTGGCGGGTGCCGCACCAACGAGATCGACCAGCGTGTATGAGGCCGGGTCGAAGAGGTCGGCGTCGGGGGACATCTCATTGGAGAAGAAGACCTCGATGATGTAGCCCGTGATGGACACCGCCGAGATGACTTCAGGCGGGTTGTCGAGCCCAATACAGCCATAGGGGCCAGTACCGTAAGCACATCCACCGTAGCCTCCTGTGACTGCCGAGGCCGGTGATCCAAAACCCCCGAGCGATCCATAGGAACCGTACCCGTAGGGCGCGCCTCCATACCCTCCGTTGGGAGGGTTGGGGGGTGGGACCAGGACCCCACCGAGGCCGCCATACGGACCAAATCCGAACGGGTCTTTACCGTAGCTCATACACAGCGCAAAAAGGTGTGGGTTACAACGTACCGACCAGAGTTACGACCAATCCGCCTCCGCCCGTTGGGGCAGTGTTCTGGTAGTTCACCTGAATTTGGGTGACGACGGGACCGGTCAACGTGCCGGGAGACGTGATTGGGATCAAACTTCCTTGGGTTGGGGGGAGTGCCCCGATGTTGGTGAGAGGCACCGTGAGGATGGAAACGGGCGCACCAGGAGCAGCACCGCCCCCACGCATCAGAATATCCAAAGTCACATCTGCCGCGGCGACCCCGGTAAAGGCGGTCTCCAAGTAGACCCACACCGCTGTCGGGGTGAAGTTCCCGTTGAAGAAGTCGTACTCATCGACGGTGAAGGTCGGCGGAATTGTGACTCCGACGGGAATCAACATCTGCCGAGAGACGGATCTCTCGCCGGGCGCCCCCACCGTGATGCGACCTTTGGTGTCAACGGTGACGTTGGCCGAGTTGTAGGTGTTGGCCGTAACGCCTGTCGTCACCAACGAAGCAACGAGGTCGGACCCAGCGGGCGTGAACGCAATCTCGCCCGCAAGTCCCAAGATACGGGACGAGTTTGGCAGGCCACCTTCAACGGAAGTCGTGACGTAGGTTCCGGCAACGGGCGCTCCGCCACCTCCTCCAAGGAGGAGGTTGGTCAAAACTCCCGCGTCGTCCTTGTAGTAAAGGGCGTTGGCGGTGGTGCCACCCGAGCCGTCTGCAACCCCAATGGCTCCCTTGTTGGCACCCGTGGGCACCGTGGAGAGATCCACTTCGTCGAAAATCAATGCCGTGGGATCGATGAACCCCGGAACGGTGAGTTTCCCGAGGGTGGCGTCCAAGATGAACGCGCCCGCTCCCGTGCCAATCGTGAGGATGTTGGACCCTGTGGAGGTAAGAGAAACGAAGTCGGGGTAAGTCCCGACCGCAAAGACGGCACCACCAACGATTGTCCAATCGCTCAAGTAGGTGGTCAGTGCCCCCGCCGTAGAGTCGGCGACCAGGATGATCTCAGCATCCGGGCCACGAGCCGTGCTGGTCAGGACCAAGGGTGTCGCGGGGCCACCAGGATGTGAGAGGCTCATGCCCGTCCCACTCGCAAAGAGCGAAGTCAGGGCTGCAAAGTTCTCACCACCTACAAAGGTGACATCCACCCGACCGGCGACCGTGGCGAAAGTCAGCGTTCCGGCCGGGGTGGCCGCGATGTCGGTGAACGGAAGGGCGCCCGTGAGGGTGGCCGAGGTGGCCGCAGCGGGGTCCACCACATTGACCGCACCCGAGGTCGGTCCTGTGAGGGAGTAGCCTGGGTGCAGCCAGATGTTGCCTGGAAGTCCGCTGATGGCGATGGACTCATCGACACCACCAGCGATGATGGCAACATCACCACCATCCGGTGCGTTGGCCCCTGATCCACACAGGGAGCCGCCACCACGGACAAACACGTTGCCCATCTGGTCGGAGCCGGCCCCAAGGTTGTCTCCCAGACCATCCGCTGCGGCGACACGGAGGTTGAAGTTGAAGAAGTCCGGGCTCTGCGTCGGACGCGAGAACAAGTGCATCGCCGATCCGACACGGCTGACCGAGTTCCAAACAAGGTTGCCACCAAGGATGGCCGGGCCGTTCTGGAACCAGTTGGAGGCTTCCAGAATCTCCCAATCGTTGATCGCACCAATCTCGACCTGCTGGTAGACCCGAAGGACTCCATCTCCTGTCGGCGTCAACGGAGCCAGAGGAGGAGGAAGCGTGGAGAGCCCAGAGCCGTGAAGCTCAACGGCATCCGCATCAACCGTGATGATGCGGCCGATGTTGTAGGCTGCATCCAGGCTGACGGCGGCAAAGGCAGCCAGACCGATGATGTCGATGGCGTCCTGTACGTTGTCGGCGCCAATACCCGTGATGGTGTTGTCGTAGAAAAGGCTGGTGCCCAGGGTCAGGGCGCGGCGTGTGACGGGGGCAATCTCACTGATGGTCCCGTATTCGCTCGACCCAAGATGGAGTTCTGCGGTCCCGGCTCCCGTTCCATCAATCGAGATGTCGAGGTAAGCCAGAGGAGGACCAGAATCTCCCAGAACACTCCGACGGATGCGAACCACGGGTCCGACAGCAACGGCACCTCCTGTTGGGTTGGCTTCGATGATGGTCGTGACCGAGCCACCTGTGTCAGCGGTCAGGGTGGCACCGTCGAAATCCGTGGTGGTGCCCCACGTCTGGATACCAAAGTTGCCGGCACCCGTTCCGACTTGCTCAAACGTAGAGTTGGTGAACGATGCCGACGAACCTCCGGCGAGGTTGGGATCCACGGACCCCAAGCTCGTCCCTTCAAAGTGGGAGTCCGCGGCTTCGATCCGAGCCGTATTGCCTGGCGCCGGATCAATGAGAAAGACCCTGGAGGTATCCGTGAACGTGTCCGTTTGAATCAAACGGCAGTTGTAGAACCGAGATACACCACGAAGGGCGGCGTAAGTTGCTCCCTGGTTGGGTGCCCCTGTCCCTTCTTGGAGGAACACGGAGTTGAGCCAGTAGACATCACCCGCACCCGACTTCTGAACTGCGGGGGTGGTGGTGGACCCCAGGTTCTCCAACATGACGTTGGAGATCATGCAGAACTCCCCCAAATTGGGAAGGGAGGCCGTGTGGGTAGCTCCGGCGACGTTGGCACAACGAAGAATCACGGAGCGGTCGGCGTCGGGGTGAATCCCTGCGCTTCCCGTCTGCGGCCATCCGATGACATGGACATAAGGAGCGAAAGTGATGTCCTCGATGTAGCGTCCGGGCCGGACGGCTACGATCATCGGCTGCACGGAGGTCGGAGGCATCCCACCGTTGAAAGTGACATTGCTCTGGGCCGCAAGGATGGCGGCACCAACCGTGGAGAAGTCGGCAAATCCCTCGGCGATGGCTGGATCGTTGGGTACGTCGTTGGAGTCTTTGCCACGGTTGGCATCGACGTAGATGATGCGACCGCTCGATGCCGAATGCTGGATCAGACAAAGAAGCTGTTGAAGGTTGAAGTTCTGGTCGTTGGCCCAGCCCTCGGCGGAGACATCTACAGGAATGATCCCGGTGCCATCACGCCGTTCGCCGGCTGCAACGAGCTTCAGGTCGCCGAAAATCGTCTCATACCGAAGCCGGACGTACTGCTCGTCGAACGTCGGAAGGCCGACATCAACGACGAGACGGATGAGATACGGGCCCTCGTTGTCTACGATGAACGTGATTGGGCCAGGTCCGGCGATGTTTCCAGCCAGGACAGCGGCCGACGGAGTGCCATCTTTGGCCTCCGGCGCAAATGCGATTGACCATGCGTAGTTGGTGGCCGGAGCACCGACATGGTTCAGTTGGATGAGATCGCCCGCCCGAAGATCGTTGCGGCTTTGTCCGACGACCGGATCGACGCCGTTTACGAGGCTTTGAATAAGAGCGGTCATTTCCGTTCCTCGGCCGAGAATTCGGCGGTTCTACTCTTGGACGACCTATAGGCCCGCCACCGAATCAGAGGTAGAATTGGGCTGATACGTCCTCTCCAAGCACCGTGAACGGCACCCGAATTCCCAGGCGCTCCACCGAAACCCGGTAGGACTGCCCTGTAGTTGGCTGGATCATCCGGCTCCCCAGTTGAAGAAGACAGGGCGCGACTTGCACACCCGTGACCCCCGAACCTGCCGGAACTTGGGAGATTGGCCCTCCGTTGGCCCCCAACAGGACATCTAGGCGATAGCTGCCAGCGTTGGGGCCCGCCGTCATTGTGAGAACTTCGCCTTCGACGGCATTGGAGAAATCCTGGTTTGGATCATCCAATTTGCCGTCTTCCCCAATAGTCACTTGTCCCGAAAGCCCCGTCGGACTTGTCGTATATGCCCTCGGGGTTGCATCCGCGCCGGCTGGCATCCGAAACACAGCGACAACCCGGTGGATCCCCAGACGATAGGGGTCGTTGCCACCATTCGTCGGTGATGTGTTGGGTCCGTCAAAGATCTCCAGCATCGTGCCAGGACACAGGGAACGGAAATCCACGGTGACATCGGTGAACCAGATGAGGTCCGGCGCGGCGAGGGTCTCCCCAGCACTGCTTTGGATCTCTTTCATGCCAGCGCAGAACTTGCGAAAGTCCTCGTAGTACCAAGGCTCTAACTCAAGGAACGGCGAATCGGCAAACAGTTGACCGAAGTTGTCCTTGAACAGATGCCGGTAGTCGTACAGGGCTTTCGCCGGCTTCAGTGCCCGCAGGATCAACTTGTTGTTGAACTGGAGAAGGATAGGGTCGAAAGGGAACCCTGTACCGTAGTCCCCCTCGATGAGTTCGCCGGTCTCTGGGTCGGTCCAGGTTGTCTTGTCAAGGATGTTGATCTCAAACGTATGCTGGTCGTTGAAACCCCAGGCCGTGTTGGGATCGTATTGGAAAGCTACCTTCTCCAGCACGATGACCTGGGCCTCGGTCAGAAGCTCAAGCCCTTCCTCCTGGGTCTCCAGCGTCGCGCCTTGAAGCAACAACTCGATCATGCGCTTCAAAAAACAACGGAACGTCAGGTCTCCGTCGATGATTGGGAACCGGTCATCGGAGACATCCGGGAAAACGAGTGTCCCGATCATCTGCCAAAGGAACTCCGGCCTCGTGAAATCCACATCCGAATCGACAGAAACCTCGGTCAGAAGAATCTGGATGTCTGCCATCGTTTCGGCAGCGGCTTGGAACTGGAGGTAGTAGTAGGGGCCGGGGATCTGAGCAACGTAGTTGGACGCAAGCACCTGGCGGAACGTCGTCAGAATCTTGTCTACGATGTTTTGTTTCGTCGTAGAGGTGTCTTGCCCTCGCAAGGGCACCGGCGCCGGATTCTGTTGAATGGAATCTGGGAGGTATGGCTTTTTGGGCTCTTTGTCTTTCGACATTAGCCTTCCTCCGTAATCGTCAGGACGAGATCACCGAGCGTGAAATACTCAAGGACATACCCCGTGATGTTGCGGGGGCCTTCGTTGGCTGAAGAAACGAGGTACGTTACCGTGTAATCGTGGGCCAGAGGATTGGTGTCCAGGGACAACGACACCAGGATGCGGTTCTGCGTGATCTTCTGACGCTCCACTGCCAGTTCCACAGTTGTTGCTCTTGGGAACTGAACGCTGAGTGTCTCATCATCCGAGAACCCAGGGATGTTGAGCCCTTCATCGCCAATGATGTATGCCTTGCCCGGAGCCGACTGCAAAGACACCGGGTCTGCAAGTTGCAGGGTCATCGCCTTCTCGTCTTGGTAGACAGCACGGTACTCGTTAGGAGCGCCTCCTCCTGTTGAGGTAGAGGAGTTCAACTCGTCCTCAATCAGCCACACATTGACGGTCGAGGAGGAGTACGGGACTTCGGCTGTCCCAAGGAGGATGGAAACATCCCCTTTCTGTGTTGTCGTCAAGGGTTCGCGGATGATGGTGGTGCCTGCGTCGCGTGCCAGATTGGTGAGGGGGATTTCGACGAAAGAAACACCGGAGGTGTTTTCGATGACCCCGATGATGTCTGACTGCCGCACAGACGATCCCATCGGGAGCCCTCGCAAAAAGGACTCCAAATTGGTCTGCACGGATCGCTGAACTTGGTTGGTTTGCACGCCCGTTTGTTTGAGCACCGTAGCCGAGATGTCCAACGGGGTTGCGACCGCTTCCTTGGTCAGAATGTCGTAGGTGACACCCTTCATCTGGACGAGGGCGTTCTGAACGGTCACAACAACAAGATTGGTCGTGTACGTGACAACGAAGTTCTCGTTGTAGGAGTAGTCGATAGAGAGGATTTGACCCGACGTGATGTTCCCACCAGGGATTCGTCGAATCGCGGTTGCGATGGTTTGGTCCCCCGGGATGATCGTGTAATCGCTGATCCCGCTGGGATCGGTCGGACCCCGGTACTCGATAGTCCGAGTGCTGTTGAATACCTGGATGGTGAGTGTGCTGACCCCCAAGTTGTTCAAGGTCTCGTCGAACTCACCGATGATGGTGTGCGGCTCCCCCGTAACGGGAATCAAACTCCCCGACGGAACTCCATCGACGGGCGTAATGCGAATGAACGCTCCAGCTTGAGCACTGCGTCCAAGCTCAAGGGGATCCGATACGCGGAACAGTTCCACAGACTCCGCACTCAGTTGTCCAGAAACTTGTCCGACAACAGACAACACTGTCCCTACCGGCTGTCGCGGAAGAACAAAATCACGACTGATCGTGTAGGTGTAGTCCCCCAACACCACATCGCCCATAGCCACGGGAGGCTGGGCGGCAGAAAGTTGGATCGTGCGGTAATCCAGAATCACAACCCCATTCAAGTTGAAGAAGGCGCCGGACGAGGCATTTCGGAGACCAAGCCCCAGGGAGGGGAAGTTCAACATCCCCGCGATGGGGTTCTCCACCGAAAGTGACGGATCAAGTGATCGGAAAATCTGTTGTAGAGGATTCCCAATGATCTGGAATTGAATGTCGAAGGCTTCTTGGAAAACGAACGCAAAAGTGTCGGTGACGGTGGCTTCTGCGGTCCCCCGAATCCAAACATCGGCTTTGCCTCCGACATGCACCGAGTTCGTTGGATCAAAGTCCCGCTGCATCAGAGGGCTGCCGGCTTCGACAACAACTGCTTCCTCAACGCCCGGCTGGTCCGCCGCATCTTGACGAATCCCTTGCTCAGTGCCGGTATCCACCGACGAGAGGGATCCTCTGGAGCGGGTTGCCAGTTGCAGGTTCGTCTCGGTGTTCTCCCCACCGAAAGTGCGGTTCTGGTTGGTGACAGACAGCCCTGGGACGTTGCTCACGAGGGTGTTGATCTGCCCTCGACTCACGTTTCCGATGGTGCCGGCCGTCTGGGCTTCGATGATTACATCAATCGAATACAGCCCCGTGGTCGGATTGAAGAAAGCTGCCGCGTTCTCCAGTGGGATCTGAGCATCCTGTGCGGTCAGGAAAACAGTGCTCCCACTGGCAACCTGGGTTCCAAGGTTGATCGTGAATGTCCGAGTGGGCGTCGTTCGTGTAAAGAACGTCTCGATGCCCCGAGCCTTTTTCCCAGACTTCCGTTTGTCACCGTTGCGAGCGGCAAGTTGATCGAACGACTGGTCGATGACGAACTGGACATCTTCCGGGCGGGATAGCTGGAACGCTGCTTGAAGCGCCGTCTTGTATGCAGACTGGGTGACAGGTACGGGGTTCCCGTTCGCGGTCACACCGTCAATCGCCAAAAGTGTGTCGAAGGACTGGGAACGGTGAAGGAAGTCCACCAAGAAACGGAGACGCACCGCTTCATTGGAGAAAGGATCAACGAACACGTCCCGGATGACGGCACCCGGTTGGAGAGCAATCTCCGGGGTCGTCCGCATGATGTCGGAGATTGCGTTCTGTTGAATCTGAAGCTGCGAGACGGTTGGGAACGCGCCCACAGCCAAGGTCACGACAACCGGAGAGCCCACTACCTCAATGGAGTTCGGGGACTCCACCTCAGTCTGGTTCTCAGCATCGTAGAACACCGACCGCACGACGTAGAAAAGCGGAGCCTCTGCCGGGAGGCTAGCGAACGCGCCAATGGGAACGGTAGCCGGAGTGTTGTTCTGCCCCGCCTGACGGTTGTGTCGGAACAAGTAGAAGCGGCGCTCAACCAACGTCTCCAAAAGGTACGAGCTACGAATGCTCGTCGTGCCTTCTGGCACCTCAAATCGTTTGACGTAATCCGTCTTGAGAAGGTTGGCCTGCTCGTTCTCCGTGATGGCTGCCGCTAGCGCGGGCGTCAAAGTGACATCTTCCAGACGTTCAATGGTGTCTCCACCCTTGGTCTGGGTCTCTTCGATCTGCACATACAACGGATCCGCCGCCACGGAGCCATCAGGGTTTCGCGCAATCGTGTTGTCCGACTGGAACGACGCAAGTGGGGCCGCATCAAACTCAGGGTCCGCATCCGCCACCACATTGATGTTGACGCGCTGATACCCTGTCGCCCCTCCCCCACTGAACTGGGAGGCGTAGAAGTTCATGCCACGGAAGTTAGGATCGTCGATCCCTTCGGCCCGCATTTCGACGGACTGATCAAACCTCTCAATGGAGATGTTGGTCGGGGTAGAAGCAATCGTTCCGATGTCCGACTCTTGAACCAGGGTGGCCCGAATCTCGGCCGAGTTCGACACAGCGCCGGAAAAGGAGATTGCCCGGACACGAATGACGTTCTGACCGGCAGCCAAATCGAGGCCATCCGGGAACGCAACCGCATTGGGGATTTGGAACGTGGTGCCTTCAAAGACGATGAAGTCAGGGTCCGAGACGAACGCGCCTCCACGAATACTGATCTCCAAGTCCACGGTGTCGTTGTCGATCACCCCTTTGTAGAACTGGTTGGGGATCGTCGTCGAGTACACCGTGATCTCGCGGAGTACGCCGTCGGGTCCGTATACTTTTGGTGTGGAAGCCATACGCTAAAACCCTGGAATCCCGAGTGGTGCAAGCCCCAGAGAAAGACCGTTGGTTCCGACAAGAGCCGCTGCTCCCGGAGCCGCGAAAACGGTACTGATGAACACAGGCTCGCCCGATGCGTTCTGGGCAATGATGTTGGTCTGGAAAACCGTCGGATCATCCACGGCCGGATTGGTGGTCACGGACAAGATGGCGTACAGCCTCTCCTTGAGAGAAAGCTCCTGAACCTTGGACTGAACCGTCTGAAGGCGTTGGAAAAAGGTGACGGCCCGAGTGACATCCTCGTTGATCGACATCTGCACGGCGCCGACGGCTTTGAACCCGATTCGGTCGAGGATCGTCGATCCAATGTTGGGGTGGAAGGGGTTGGACCCTTTCCGAGTGATGACCATTTTGAGGGCAGCTTGGTTGAGCAGGTCTTCGTTGCGAACGACGAGAGGCTCCCCGCTCGTCGCCAAGCGAATGTCATTTTCGATCCCAGTCCCCCGACAGCGACGGCACCGTTGGAGGTATGTGACATACGAAACCTTGAAGACAGGGTTGCCTTTGATGGGCTCGACGAATTGAGGGAAGCGAACCGTGACGACTTTGAGATCTGCGATGTTCACCAAGTTGGTGACGGTTGCTTTCTCTGCCATCCCCCATGCCGGGTAGACCTTGCGTCCTCGCGCTCTGGTTTGAAACGTGAGTCCCAAGGATTTCGCGGCTTCTCCGCGCACTTGAAGCTGTGAAGAAGGCCCGAGTTCGGACTCGTCCGTGAACACCAGGACCCCGTTCCGGCTTTCAACAAGGATGGAGACCCCGTTTGCACGAAACGCCGAAGTCAGCAGAGTCACGATTCGGTCAGCGGGCACCCGCAAACCGATGGGAAGCGCGTAATTCTCCAACGTCTGCGTGCGGTTCCCAATGGTGATGGTCGTGGCGCACTTGTTGATGTTGTAGGGGCCAGATGAGGAAGAACTCAACGATGCGGCCGAAAACCGCCCCTCACGAGGGATGTTGACGTTGTTGTTGGCCGTAATCCGCACCTGATTGGCTGAAGAGATGGGTTGGCGAGTTTGCAGACTCCTCCTGTCACTTCCGAGGGGAGTTACCTCCTCGATAGTCAGATGGCGACATGCCCATCCCAGTTGAAAGTCGAAACTCATGGCCTCAAGTACGCGGGGGTATAGGCTTTCTATGCAGTCGAAAAGATGTCGTCGTCGGGGTCATCGGGGAACAGGGTGTCGTACATGGAAAGGCCCGTAGGCTCCGATCCCGTCCCGAGATTGACGGAGTTGAGATCCGGCACCCCATCCGTTTTGACGTAAAAAACGCTATCCAGCGTTTCGACGATTCGCGCCAAATGAAGCCCCCGGTGGAACTGACCGGGGTCCGGGAGGTCCGGGATCGAGCTTACTGTCCCACCAATGGACTGCACGAGAATTTCGTTTTTCTCCTCCATGAGTTGCTCGCGCAAATCCATCAATTTGAGGATGCGCTGCTCCATCAGGTTGCGCTTCTCTTGGATGGCCTGTGCGGTCCAACGCCGGGCATAGTCCATTTTCACCACGATGGTGGAACTGGCGTCGCTCAGATCAATATCTCGACCGACTCGACGGTAAGGATCTCGACTAAAAGTGTTCAGTCCCATCGGGTTGCGACCACCAGCACCGTACCCTGGTGTGCTCACTTCGGCGATGACCCCGTTGTACGGATACCTCGACATCGTTCCGGGGATGTGGTCCTCCGTAGCAATGACGTTGGGGTCGTCATCCGGGTCGTCATCCGGGTCTTCTCCACCTGTGAACACGATGGAATCAGGTTGCAAGAACAAGGAGATGTCGGTCGGGTTCCCTCCGAAAGCAATGTATGCCTGAAGAAGTTTCTCCAGAGAGGAACCTGCACTGACGCTGATCGCGTCGCGCTGTTCAGTGACTTTGGGTTCTTGGACAACGGTCCCATCCGCAGTTCGCACGGCTACCGATGTACTGCGGTAACTCACCGAAACCTTACCGATCCGGTTGAGTTCAGCATTGATGATCGCCATCCGGGCGTCCGCACTCGACCGCTCCTTCAGAACGAACGAGCGAAAGAACTTCCACTGGGTCTGTCGGAAAACACCTAGGTACGTGAAAGACATCTAGTCGCTCGATGAGAAGAGAGCCTGGAACAGTTCCAGGGCAATGGTAGGAAGGCCGCCCGCAAGAAGGACCACGCCTCCGCCGATGGTCTCCGGCGGATCGAAAGGCTTGTTGTCTGCGTTGACGAGAGAACTCAACACCCCGTCGGTGCCGGCAGCGACAACAACGAGCCCAGAGGTCGGGGGGAGGGAGATGAACAAGCTGAGAAGTTGCTGGATGATGTTGTTGATGCGATTGAGGAAGGCTTGAAGCTCCAGAATGCGACTTTGGAGCATTTCGATGTACTTGTTGATGAGGTCCGCGAGACCCTGGATAGCAGCTTGGATCGCCGCCAACAGAGCAAGGAGTTGGTCAAAGAACCGGTCGATGTCTGGGATCCCCTGCGGGAACAGGCGGAACGCAATCCACCCTCCCTCTTGAGGACGCTGCACGGGGCCGGCAGCCACTTTGAGGGCAAACGCCGCTGCCCTAAACACGTCATCTGGGATCAAGTTGCGGACATACTCGGCAAACAGGATGGTCGTCCCTTGCCTCTGATAAAGAATCGGAGCGTAGTCCACCGAGCTATGGTTAGACTTTGCGGCGATGCCTTTGTTTTCAAAGAAATGCGGACCAGGGAACAGCCTTTTTCCACGGGTCTGTTCTACATAGATCGCTTGTTTGGCATCAACAATCTGGTCGTCACCATCCATGCCCATCGAGGCTTGGTTGAGAGCCAAGCCGTACAAAACGGAAGAATCGTTGAGGGCATCCAGAATTGAGAAGCCTGCGACGGCATCAGGAGGTCTAAGGAGAAAAGGGCTCTCGGCATTCCCACCAAAAGTGAAATTCAAAAGCGGCTCACACCGGTTGACCACCGCCTCGACAAGTGACCGTGGAGGGTTGTTGTCGGAGATGAGTTGGTTCGCCAGGTTGATGGCTGCTTTTCGCAGCTTCCGTCGGAAACTCGTCGGGTTCGATTTGTCCCTGTCGAAGTATTTGGCGGATTGTCGGCGTCCCGTCAATCGAGGCATCAACACCAAAGACGGATCTTCAAGACCCGTGCGTTGCCTTGCTTTGGGAACAAACGAGTTCCAGTTCTTCAAAATCGCGGTGCCGTCGCTGTCTTGCGCGCCCTTCAAGCTCTCGTAGGTCAAGACGGTCTCGTCTTTCCCTAGAAGGACATCAAGATCAGCACGACACAAGACACACAAAGCCAGGGCTTCCGTCACACACAGGAGGTAGGCATCCGTCAACGCATCGGGGAACGAAACCTCCAGAGGGAAAGAGGAAGCACCGAAATCGCTTGG